TGGATTAAATAAGAACCTCTTCCGTGTCTTATTTTTTTCATATTTCTTTATTCTTCGAGTTTTCATCTTATAAATACATATATTAAAATTGACTATCAGTGTTGGAAAATTTGAACACTTAAAATCACACCTTTAAGAAGAAATAGATGTACCATCCATGTTTTCTTGAAGAACAGGCCGTCTTAACTCCCAAAGAATTTGAATTGGCCGCAATTGATATGGCCGGATTTCTAACTCTTCAGCTCCGCAAGAAGTTAGAGGGTCGCTGCTCGCCGCAAGGATTTATTAAGGAAAATAGTTTGAAACTTTTGAGTCGCACGTGTGGAATGGCAAAGTCGGGCACTTTCACATCTGATTTTACATTCCGCTGCAAGATTCAGTGCGATGTGTTGTATCCAGCAGTAGGCGATATTGTAGAAACTGAGGTTCTCAAGGTAAATAAGATGGGTGCTTACTCCGCGTTTGAGAACTCATTGCGTGTCCTGATGCCCCGTGATCTTCACCAAGGAAGTACTAACTTTGACGAACTCAAGGTTGGCGACAAAATCCGTGTTAAGATTCTAAAAACTCGTTTTCAGTCTCATGATGAATTCATTATGGCAGTTGGCACACTGGAGGCGGTTGCTCCTGCTGTAGAAGCTGGACTAGAAGTGGAAGTGCAGCCGATTCCCGCAAACGCGACCCCTGCGGAAGTAATTGCTCTATAAGTTCTCTTAAATGAGTAATGGATTCTGCCGAATATAGCCGCCGCGAAAAGTTTTTAAATGCTCTCAAGCAACTTGGGGAACCTGAGTATCTTGAGATTCTGCGTCTCTTGCAGAAGAAGAATATTCACTATAGTGAAAACGCAAATGGTGTATTTTTTGATATTGCTGCTCTTGACCATGAAACATTCACTGCCCTCGAGCAATTCATTGAATTCGTGAAGAAGAATCGTGCTGAATTATCAGAAAGAGAAACACTCATCAACTCATTTAAACAGAAGTAGGTGTGATTTTATTAGAGATGGCTCCGTATACTTCCTGGAAAAGCTTATCTGCTGTGATTAACACAAATGCAAATAGGCATTGTTCGCTTCAAACTTTACAAAAGCAAACAATGCATATTATTGAATCTGAGCCTGCATGGTTGGCTACGACGGGTTGGAAAGTCCTCCATGAAGGGATTCCTGCTCATCCGCTGAGTCTACCCTGTATTGACGCTGACCCTTTTTTTCGGTATAGCGACAAAGCAGATACTGCCAAGTGTATTCATACACAGATTTCCGAACTTTCTCAGAAGTTTGACGAAGTCTACAAGGAGAATAATGGACGTACGCGTGGCTGGATTAAGTCACATTTTCTTGCTTGGTTTATTAAGACTGAAGCACTAGAAAAGTGGTCGTGGGATTACGATAGTTGCTTGAAAGATAAGTTGTCTTCGGCTGTCTGTGACTTTCTAGCAGTTTGGTGCAAAATAACCCTTGCTGTATTCTTTCCGGAACAAATGCGTATTGTCTGTTATCCGACTGGCCGGCCTATTTGTGAACGCGTAGTTTGTATTGATGGGTCATCTGGGAACTGGTTGCTCGGCCCCGGTGGGCCCTATGCTACACGAACGGAATTTAAGAGTTTGGCTTCTAAACTGGGTTGGAAGTGGCTAGCACCGGCATCAGTGTCTATTCCCGAGACAATTACTGAACTCAAGGCGAAGATTTTGGGAGGAGGTGGAGAAGGTAGTTTGCCAATCATGACCAAGCAGGAATTGGTGGGCTGGATTTGGAGGTCTCAGTCAATGGCACTGCTTTAAAATTGAAAGCACTAACTATCCGCATATTGTAGGTATGGAACTCCGTAAAACAGAATACGAAGAAATTAAGGCTCTCTGGTCCACGTGGCGGGGCCTGAAAGATACGGAGCTTGAAGCAGTAATTCAAAAAGTAGATGCTACGCAATGGATGGATATTATGAAGCGGCTACGTAGCCTTGGTCTTCAAGAAGAGGTCCAGCAGCCGTATCTTACAATCATTGTTGAGGGCGGCATGCGATTTGTCATTACAGGCGAAGATGCTGTTCGCAAGTATTGTCAGACCAACCGATTGCCCGACTCCGCTACATGTAATATGAAAGCAAGTATCCGCGATATTCAGCCCGTAGAACTACGGGAATACAATGTCCGAATCAAGCTAAAGCGTGAACAGAATATTTCTCGCGAAGACATAAAGTATCAGACTACAATGCTCAAATGGCCGCTATTGCCCAAGAGTTTCCGATACATTCGTCGGTATACTCTTTCTACACCTAAGGGAGCACGGTTTGACTTAAGCATTGTACGTCAATCTCCTTATACACCGCAGGGTCAGTATAAGATGGCCTTTTCTTTCAAAGAGGCTGATATTCTGAATCAGCCTCTACGCTACGAGGTGGAGGTTGAAGCACTTACGGAACAGGCCAGCGAAGAGCCAATGAGTTTTATCAGTAAAATCGGACAGGCCCTACAGGGGAAGCAGCGTTCTTTTGCTATCATCAAGAATTCTCAACGGACGGCTGTGCTAGAATCATTCAAAGTTCTATTTGGTCAGAATAACAAATTTCCTGGACCGAAAGCTATTACACTTGAGAAAGTGAATCTACTGCCTCCGAATGAGACAACACCTGATGTAGTTAGTCTTCTAGCACTGAATGGTGGATACAATGTAACTGATAAGGCGGATGGACTGCGTGCTCTACTGTACGTTCACTCCGATGCGGAAGGAAATGGTGGTGACATCTATCTAATTGACATGAACATGAATGTGTATGCGACGGGATTGGTAACTGACCCGGCTATCTGGCGGGGAACAGTGCTAGACGGCGAATGGGTTCAGCAAGGTAAGGATGGAAAGTCTCTCTATACATTCTACAGTTTTGATATCTTGAGGACGCGGGGTGGAAAGGATTGCCGTCCTCTACCATTTGTTGGTTCTTCACTTGAATCATCAGGCGAAGGTGCTCCTGTTGAACTGGAAGCACGCTATAGTCTACTGCAGGAAGCAGTGGCCGGTCTTTCAATGGCCCGCCAATCTCTAAAGTTGCCCCTTACTCAGCAACTAGGAATTGGAATCAAGCATTTCAAGTTTGCTTTGCCACCCGCCCCTCAGCGTCAGATCTTTATTGAAGCAGCGGCTATGCTGGAACGCATGAAGATGGCACCGTATGAAACAGATGGACTTATCTTTACTCCTAATGCATTGGCGTTACCGATGAACATTGGTGTGTGGCGTGCTCAGTTCAAATGGAAGCCGGTAGAAAAGAATACAGTTGATTTCCTTGTTATCTTTGAGCGGGAAAAGGATGAGACGGGCAAGATTCTAGCAGATGATATTATTCAGAGTAAGCCGCATCCTGATACTGGTGCCATTGTAACTTATAAGACCCTACGTCTATATGTTGGTGGTATTCACGACCCAGCCTTTAAGAATCCTCGGCAGACAATCTTGGAGACCTTGCCTCTACCGCCTCCCGGTGCTGAGTCATACGAGTATCGGCCGATTGTCTTTCATCCGCTAGATCCTGTAGATGTCTACGCATCTGTATGCCATGTTCCGATGATTAGTGATGGTCGTGAAACCGATATTGCGGAGTCGGTTGTGCGTTGTGTAACTGACGGTCAGCCGATTACCAATAATACGATTGTGGAGATGTCATATAATCAGTTAGCCGCTCCGGGATGGCGTTGGATTCCGCAGCGTATTCGGTGGGATAAGACAGAAGCATATCGGCGTGGTGTAGTTGGCGGTTCACTGAATGCGGAGAAGGTGGCTGATTCAGTGTGGGCATCTATTCATGACCCTATTACGGAGGGGATGATTACGGAGGGGATGATTGCGGGTGGAGTTGAAGTTTCTGCTACTGTAGACGAGGTTCCAGCAGTGGTTGGCGTAGAGAAGTCTTATGTAAACAAGGTAGACCTGAAGAATGAATTCAAGGTTAAGAGTTTGCGTATATTCCACAATTATATCAAGGGAACACAGCTCCTTGGGAAAACTCTAAAGGAAGGTCAAGCTTTACTGGATATGGGTTGTGGCAAGCTGGGTGATCTACATAAGTGGGCTAGTCATCTAGGACCAGCTGCGAAGGGTGGATGGGTTCTTGGTGTTGAACTAGCAGAGGATTCACTCATAAATCCGCGGGATGGTGCTTACCGCCGGTATCTTAATAAGAAGATTGAATATACCGACGTTGCTCCAATGGTTTTCGTACAGGGACGTTGTGAACGGCCTCTCTTGACGGGTGATGCGGGTATTACACCGGATGATCAGAATCTGCTCCGTGTGCTATACGGTACACCGGGTGGTGGAAATAAGGTGCCTCCTTTCTTTGAAGCAACTGGCTTGACAGGGAGAGCGGCTAATAAGTTTGATGTGATTACCAGCATGTTTACACTCCATTACTTCTTTCAGGACCGTACAATGATTGATGGCTTCTTGCAGAATATCACTGATAATCTGAAGGTAGGTGGCTTCTTTATTGGATGCTGCTTTGATGGAGAGACCGTGTATAACAAACTGGCTCCCTTGGCATTTGGAGGCGTATTAGCAGGCAAGGAAGATGATTCTGAGATTTGGTCTGTTGAGAAGATGTATGATTCGGGGGCGGATGAAATGACTTTGCCGGATTCGGATGCTGGATTGGGTCGTAAGGTTAAGGTAAACTTCATTACCATTGGGGATGGTCATGAGGAATACTTGGTAAACTTTGGCTACTTGCAGAGTCGCTTGGCTGAGGTTGGGATAGATATACTTTCACCGGAAGAAATGACTGCTCTGCGGCTGAAGGACAGCACAGGTATGTTTAAGAAGGTGTATGATGAGCCGAATAACTCCTTTGGAATGTCGCCTAAGTTGCGGGAATACTCATTTCTGAATCGGTGGTTTATCTATCGCCGGCGTTCCTATGGGCCGCTTTCTGTAGCTCTAGTCGGTGCGGGTGGACAGCCGGTCGCTCCTCCCGTAGCAATTGTACTACCGGTTGCTCCTCCTGCCTCAACAAGGGGTGGTCGGGGTGGTCGCGGTGGTCGCGGAGGCACACAGGGTGGTCGCGGAGCAAAAGCCTAAATACTAAATCTTCTTTGTGTCCTTGCTTTTGTTATAACGGGAATAGGTGAATGAATACCACATAAACTACGATACATTATAGGCGATTCTTCTAACATTGCCACAAACTTTACTATATGTACAGAGCCAAAACTTACTTTTTTAAGTTTCTGCTTTGGAGTCGGTGTTCTATAATCATGAAGAGTGGGTTCAGTATGTGATTTTTTAATTCGTATAGATAATCGTACTGTTGGGGTGGACCACTCCATAGCCATATTAAGGGCAGGTATATTATCAGGTGTCACGATTTACTGAGGCTGAAAAGAAGGAATTGCTGGAACGTTGTGTTTTGAGGGAGCGGCGGCAATATGAACGCGGCTTGACAGGAAGTACAAACAAGGGTGTGTGGTTGCCACGCGACCTTGTTCGAGAGATTTCTCTAAGGTATCTAACGGATTCTAAAGTGGGTTGTGCTGGACGTTGGCGTTAATCGTAACTGCTGTTTAGCGACGCTGCTTCCGAGTCTTACGATATTTCTTATTGCGATTGTTATTATTGTTATTGTTATTACTGCGTGTATCAGTTACAGTTAATCTCATTTCTTCTACCAATTCTGTTTTGTTACCGAGGGTATTATATACTTTGTAACAAACAAGAGGACCTGAACTAACAGTACCTTTGTGCGTAACCGGCGGATTTATTGTAGTATCAGTCCACTCAACGGTATTTCCAGAACGAATATTCATTTTTATTTACTTTATGTTAATAAAAAAATTTGAAGTGTTTTGGCTAGTTTCAAGTAAATCAAAAAGCAATTACAGAAATGCCGCAATCTATCGCAGACGGAGCACTCCCTTGGCAGCGTTTGGCTGTCGTAAATAAGCATCTGCGGGACGATAATATTTCCTTTGAGGAAGAAACCCATACCTATAGCATCGATGGCGATTCTACAGGTTGGAAGTCATGTACAACAATTATTAGTCATCTGTACAAGCATTTTGACCCAGACGCAATTATCACAAAGATGCGAAAGAACGCACAGAAGTTTGCGACAGGGCCTTATTATGGCAAGACAGATGAGGAGATTAAGAATGGATGGAATGAGAATGGTCGGGTAGCATCTGAAGCAGGTACGCGGATGCACTTGGACATTGAGCATTATTATAATTCAGACCCTGTTGGCAATCTAGCAGGTGATAACTATGAACCGCTAGAATCACCGGAATGGCGGATGTTCTTGGAATATCAGCGAAAGATTGGTTCTAAGTTCAAGCCGTATCGTACAGAGTGGCTTGTTTGGGACCGCTCTGTGATGATTGCTGGATCAATTGATATGGTCTACAGGAAGCCCGACGGCACTCTAGCAATCTATGATTGGAAGAGGGCGAAGGAGATTAAGACAACTAGTCAGTACGATAATATGCTTGGGCCCGTCAATCATTTGCCCGATACGAATTATTGGCATTATGCAATTCAGTTGAATGTATATCGGCGAATTCTGGAGGAGAATTATGGAGAGATTGTTTCTGAACTAGCACTAGTCATTCTACATCCGAATAACCCGACCTTTCAGGTTCTCAGACTGGAGATGATGCCGGAGGAGGTGGACGGGATATTTGCTGCTCGGAAGGCGGCTGTGGAGGCAGGCTCGGCTGAGGCGCTACTATTTGATTGAGGGCCTCTTCATCATCAGCATTTAATTCTTCATCCTCGGCTTCATTGGCTTCCTCATTTGCTGCTTCTTCATTGGCTTCTTCCTCATTGGCTTCTTCCTCATTGGCTTCTTCCTCATTGGCTTCTTCATTTGCTGCTTCTTCGGCAGATTCTTCTGCTGGAGGTAAATCTATTTTTAATGTTTCAGCAGGTACTACTTCGGGTTCTGCTTCATTATCAGCTTCACCTTCAGGTTCTTCAACTACTCCACCAAATGCGACTGCAGGTTCAAGTGGAGATTCCTCAACAGGAGGAGCAGGTTGAGGTACTTCGGGTTCTAGCAGACTAAATCCTTCTTCTGCTGGTTCGGGTTGAGGAACTTCTAGAGAAGGCGGGGCTTCTTCAACAAGAGGCTGGGGGGCTTCTTCAACAAGAGGCTGGGGGGCTTCTTCAACAAGAGGCTGGGGGGCTTCTTCAACA